GGTGTAGCTTTGCGATGCGCCATTAATCAGCGGTGTACCAGTCGCCACGCCCTTGGTGTGGGTCGTGATGTTCTGATCCATGAAGATGTCAAACGCGGCGATGGAGCCTAGATAGCCCTTGCCGATGAAATCTTCAACACGCTTCTGGTTGTAGACGCCTTTCAGTCCATCAGCGAGCGACCAGTGAGCTTCCGGGTCAAGCACCAGTTTCCGCATATCCTGCGGAACTGCCATCTTGTCCAGTCGCTTTGCGGCTGCTGCGACACCTGCAAACGTGCTCGGAGTGGTGCCAGCAGTACCAACAGCATTCCAGACGTTTTTGTACAGAGCGGCGAGGTCGCTATCTACTTGGTTCGCCAGCGAGATCATCGCTGGTTGGATGTAGCGGTCGCTGTACTCTTCGATAGTCAGCGTCAGGTCTTGAGTGGTGAACGACCATGCAACGTGTTTGCGTTTGTTAATCACAAACGGCGTGCTGGATTCGGTCACGTCCTGAATTGACGCGGTTGCGCCATCCGTTACCGAGAATTTCACCGGTTTGCGGATGGATACGGTATCGCCCACCTTGACGAATTCCTTTTTGTATTCGCGGTGGACGTTGTTTGCGAGGACAAGGTTGTTCTCCAACTGCATCAGCGCTTCTTTTGCGATGACGCTCGGAGTAATCAGGGCGTTAGCCATTTTCAGTTACCTTTTTTTGGTGCGCCATGCCCGGTATTCGGAATAACTCATCTGCGCTGGGTCTTTCTTCACAGACTCAGATGAACCGATTTCACGAACAGGCGCCGGGGCGTTAGAAACCCTTGGCCCTGATGCGGTAATGCGTGCCGCTAAGGTGCCAAGCTCCATGACTGCTTGAGCCGGATGTGATTGAGCGATGCGCCACGCTTCCTGCGGATTGCTGGCGAGGTGATAGGCGATGTCGGCAAAGTTCGGTGACGCCACAAGCGCTTGCAAAACCGCCGGATTCACTCGTGTCAGGTCTGGCAACTGTGGGTTGTTGACCTTTTCCGAGAAATCGGGGTATTTCTGCGTAGCTTCCGCAACACGCGATTGCGTGAATTGGTTGTATTGCTCTTGTTGCGCACGTTGAATCTGTTGCTCAGGAGTCATCCCGAGTTGTTGCAACGTTGACTGAACCTGATGATTCGCCGTATCGGTTGCATGGCGCATAACCGCTGCCTGCCACTCCTCCACGCTGTTGAACTGGTCAACGCGAGGCGCAGTGGCGTAGGCTTGGTATTGCGCTAGTTCTCGCTTTTGCTGGAGAAGGTTTGCCTCGACCGCTTTTGCGTAGTCTTCGGCGATTTGCTTCTCGCGCTGGGCTTGGTTCGCTCGATACGTCAGCTCGTCGATGCGCTTTTGAACACCATCCTTTACTTTGGCGTTCTTCTGCTCATCGTTCTCAGGGGTAGCCGGTGCCTCTGAAAATTGTTCTGCGGCTGGTGCGGCGGATGCCGTAGATTGCGTTTCATCCGGCAAGGGAGTATCCGCAACCTTTTCAAGGTCGGTAGTCACTTCTGACATGGTTTCTCTCTGTGGAGCGCCCCGTTAGGCCAACGGGTAGGCGTAAAAAAACCGCCCGTAGGCGGTTCTTGCATCGCGGAATGCGACGAGTTAGATAAGCAGCAGAACCGCTATTGCGTTCTGGTTCTGCCGGAAAAGCCACTGCTCACGAACGGTTGCAAGCCATCGCTGTGCCTGTTCGCTGTTCGCGTCATAGATGTTCTGTAGCAACGTAGCGATCTGGTCGCTTTCGTTATGTGTCTCTGCTGCGTCAAATGCGGCTATGGCGCGATCTAGTGCGTCTACCTGCCATTGCAGCGCTGCTGCTTCTTTGATCGCTTCTGCGGCCTGTTCCTGCCGCCTGGTGATGCCTCTGCGTTCACGGTCTGTTGCGACGTTCGGACGTTTGACTGGCTGAAACGGGATGCCGCCGTTTATCAGGTCTACGGTCGGCGAAGCGCCATCCCAAAACGTGGTGTTGCTGTCCCACGTTGTAGCGCCGCCGTCCCATGTGGTGCCAGCCATTTACACCAAATCTGCCTCGGCAAACAGCGCATCCACTTCCGTGTCAGTCCACGTCTGAATCGTGATGCGGTGACGGAGTTTGCCTGCTTGCATCACGCGGCTGGCGGCGTCGTCACCTGGGTGAAGCCGTAGAGTGTTTTTTGGATTTGCGCATACAACCCTCTCGGCACGCCGACCGCAAGCGCTTGTTCCTTCGGCACCACCCAGTCAAAGCCGCCGACGATCTCGCCGTCTTCGAGTATGTTGGTGTGACCGAACAGCTCGCCAGCGTCGGGGCCGTTGCAACGGATAGTGAACTGACTCACCTCCATCGTGCGCACCTTAGTCTCGGTGACTTCTTGTGTGATTTCGCGGGTGAGGGTGATTTCTTTTTCGATTGGCATGGCTTAACCGTTCTCAATGCAGTGGATGTACCCCGACCAGGCGATCGTGGTGGCGGCGATGCCGGTGGCCGTCAGCGTGATGGAGCCGTTGGTAGTGTTGGCGCCCACGGCAAGACTGCATGACGACATTGCGGCATCTGCAGTGCCGACCGCTGCTACCGATGCCGATCCGAGGATTGCGACCGACGCAGCTGTTGAGTCGCTCGACACCATCGCCTTTATTTCCCATCCGATCGTGTCATTATTCGCTGTATTGCGCGCAACAACGAAGCCGTGCAGGATTCCGCTGTAGTTTGCGGGGACAATCCAAGTGTTGCCTGTTGATTCGGCAGCGCCGGTCGAGGTCAGCACCGTAGCTGTGTCGTTTGACGTCACAGTGCTTTGAGGTATACGCCGGAATTGGCGATCACCGACAGCAGCCCTACGAGAACCAGCATGCTGCATAGTGCTCGCGATACCGCGAGATGTCGCGTACCACCCTGCTGCGATGGAGTAACTTGCATCGGCGGTGTTGTTTGATCCTATCGTCATCGAAGCTGTGCCAGATACGGTGTTTCGGTTGCCAAACGCGCTGGCGTAGCCGACGCCAGAACTCACGGTGTTTTGACTGCCGACGGCAAAACACAATGGTCCGCTGACGTTATTGACCTGACCGAAAGCAGCCGATGTTACGCCGCTAACTGTGTTGTACTTTCCCGCGATAAACGAGTTCGAACCGCTGGCTACTTGATCAGGTGCACCCCTGGTTGTCTGCAAATCAACCGCACCGGCGCCGCGTTTGTTGCCGCCCGTGGTTGTGCCGTCTGCCACTTGCACAACAATCGCGCCAGTACCCTTCGGCACAAGTGCAATATCGACGTTTGTAGCCGCGTTGGTCGCAGTCAGCGATACCACCGGCACTGTTGCATTTGGAGCGGCGGTGTTGACTGCTTCGGCAAAGTTTGTCAACGCGCCAGACGCATTAAGCGTGGTGCCGGAAAAGCTCAGGTTGGTGCCTAGCGTGATCTCCTCAATCGCGCCCGTGCTGGCGGTGTCGCGACCGAGCAGACACGCGGTTGACATTGTGAGGCCGGACAATGTAACGGCTCCTTTTGGAGCTAGTGTTGCGTCAGCGGCCTGCAATGCTTCAATTTCGCTCTTAGCAGCGGAGAAGTTGTTGCGAACGTCCGCCGTTAGCGCCGCTCCTGCTGTCGGCTTGGTCGCGTCAATCGACGATGCCACTACTGAACCGTCCTATTGGGTTGGGCGCCGATAACGCGGCCTTGTTTGTCGTAAATGATCGTTTTTGGCACGTTCACGATGGCGTCAATTTGCGCCGGGATTGCTTGCACCAGTTGAGCGACCGTTTGCAGTAGTTGTTGTGTCTGCTGAACACTTGCCGATACGCTTTCTGCGATTGGGGCTATGGATGTGGACACCACGCGATCAACCGACAACGGAGGCGTTTCGCCGTCAAGCTGGCTATATCCGTCAATAACTTGACCTGCCTGCCCTTGCATGAATGCCACGGCTTGATCTGCTGCCAGCTTGCTGCTGTGCTTTTCACGCTCGAAATTGATCTTTGCCTGATTCTTGGCAAGGTCAATGCGGTACTCGATTCCCGCTTTTTGCGCCTCGAAATTCAGGCGCATTTCTTCAAGCTGCTGCTCCTGTTGTAGCTCCATCTGTTTAAGCTGGAACTCAGAGTGCAGTTTCTGCTGTTGCAGTTGTTGTGCAGATTGGGCTTTCATGCCCTCTATCTGCTGCTGCATCTTCACGGCTTGAATCTCTGGCGGTTCTTGTCCGCCCTGCTGCGCCTGCTGCTGTGCTTGCTTGATTCGGTCGGCGATTTCTTCAGCGTGCGGCCAGTCCATCGACTTAACGAGAATGTCGCCAGCAATTTGCATCAATTGCGGGTTCATTTGAGCGGCCTCCATCATCGATTCCGCTGCCTCTTGTCGCTGTGTGGTGTATGACGGCCCGACATCAACCTGCACGTCGTATTTGCCCGCAGCCAAGTCGTGCTTGAGAATGCTTCCGCTCGCAGGATCAAGGTATTCTTGGTTGATCTGCACCATGCGCGAGGTGCCGTCAAAATTCAGCACACGAATAACACGCGCGGTGTCGTAGATACGCGGGATCAGGTCAACCAGAACACGACCAGCAAAGCGGATCGCACGGGTCAAGTTGTCCTGAAAATGGAAGGTCGATACATCGCCTTCTTTCTGACGCGCGAGAATTGCCCTGCCTGATGTCTCCGGGCCTTTCTGCCCGAGGTTGGCAGGGTAAATGCCCGTTGTCGAATACAGGTCTTGGTCAGCCCCAGTAATCTCCGCAATCATCGCCTGCGAAGGCTCCGGCATCGGATCGCGTGTTGGCCGTTCTGTGCCCGACTTGTAGCGCAGATACGCCTGATTCTTAACGTTGGCGTTAGACCACTCCGCCTCATACCCGGCAATTGCATCATCAGCAGCGATGTACGCTGA